GACCTCAATCGTTACGTTACCGCCAGAACCCTGTGTGATGATCAAGTCAGCATCTGTAGAGTTCAGGATCATATACACTCTGGCTTTATCATTCTGTGACAAAGTTACTGTACACGTACCACCGGGCGACCCCGTAAACTTTATGGCCTTGTAGTGCCCATCTTCCGCAGAAGAAGGCTGTGCAGAAAGGGTCAGAGTGTATGTCGTTGAACTAAGAGCGATAGACTCAAAGCCGTTAGCTGCACGATCAAGGATTTGCAGGTTGACGTTTGTACTAGAACCCCATGTACCAGCCTCGTCACCTGTAGTTATTAGTTTAACGCCGTTTGCGTCTGTATATGTAGCCATCTGAGCGCCTATCTAAAAAGTTCAATTGCACTTAATATACTTTTTATTCCAGTTTTAAGCAACAAGGGTCCATTGTGGATCTTGTGCTGGTGTTACCGTTGCCCAATTTGGATCTTGATCAGGCAGTATTAAACCGTAAACAGCAGCGCCCCCAATGAATACTGTTATTGAAACCCCTTCTACAGCTTCTCCCAGCTTCAGTGTTGCATCTTGACCCGCAAGTGCGAACACTCCAGTGTCCATAATCTCTGTAACTTTGCGGTTTGCATCTTGACCAGTCAGGGCAAAAGATCCGTGATCTGCAACCAATTTAAAGCCACGATTTAAACCAATATCCTGACCAGTCAGAACAAAAGATCCTTGGTCTGCTACAACCCTTCTTTGCAAGGAAAGGTTTAAAGTCTGGCCTGTTATGGAGAAACTGCCTTGCGTTAAGGATTCTGTTAAAGCAATAACAAAAGATACATCTTGTCCTGTGAGCGCAAAACTGCCAGCCTCTAAACTAGCTGATTTCTTAAAGTTTATTGCCTGCCCTGTAAGCGCAAAAGACCCTTGATCTAACGTCTCTGAAATAGCACGAGGCGCATCTTGTCCAGTAAGAGTAAAGGAGCCATGAGCGGCGTCTAATTTAAGAGCTTTGTTAAAGTCTGCGGTTTGACCTGTAAGATTAAACCCACCCGCTTCAAATATCTCTCCAACTAAGCCGCTTGCATCTTGCCCTGTAAGCGCGAAAGAACCATGAGCCGCGCTCATATTTATAGATATAACGGTCCCAACCGCTTGCCCTGTAAGTGAAAAAGACCCAGCATCAACCGCCAACCCTTTTCCCGCAATCGCAGAAACATCTTGCCCTGCGAGAGAAAAGCTACCGTTATCTAATGTTTCGCTAATACCAACATTAATTGCCTGTCCTGAAAGCGCAAAAGAACCGTGGTCTAAGCTAACAACAATAATCTCATGTCCAGAAGACGCGAGCGCAGATCCTGCTATGGGGCTGTAACCTAACATAGCAAGAAACTAACATTGTTTTTAGTTTGAGTCACCCTCATATCGACAGGTCCACATGGTCAAGCTATACTTCTTGCCCCCACGCAAAGGCAGAACCTTATGTCCATGTGTTACCATAGACGGAAACAAAATGCACTGCCCAACTTTTACATCTTTGTTTGTAAACTCTTGTCTAGGAAAAACAAGCTCCGCACCAGCGTAATTATCATTGAGCTTTACGCTACCCGTAAATAAAGATGCGTCTGTATGCAGCCCTAGTTCTGTCTGTGTGTCCATAGAATAACGCATGGTAAACGCATCACGCAATCCAAGGTACGCTTCTGGATGCCAATGCTTCTCGCATATCTTACTAAGCTTATCTGCCCATTGTTCTGATATCTCGTCCCAAAGACCTATTTCTTTTAGCCTAATCTCTTGTGCTGGAAACTTATCGCCATCAAGCTCACCCCACCGACCAAGGCTCTCTGATGCTTCAATGTACCGTTGGCACTGAGCCTCTGACATAAGGTCTGTCACCAGTATTTCTGACGCAACCTCTTCATACTCAAGGCTCTTATGATATGCAGGAGATAATACCTCTGCCTCTTCAATATACCCAAATTTATCAGCAAGGTTTTTAAACCTCACCTTTGCGTCATCCCCACCATTCCCATGATATATACACGGGCAGCACATGCCGTTTGCTAGTTGACCGTTGATAATCTCAATAGCGTCATCGCATTGAAAGATGTAGCCTTCATAGTCCAAGTTAACGGAAGCTGTAGATTGCCAATCAGATGACAGAAATCTTTTCTGTATCCATAGCTGATCATCAGAGTCATTAGGAACTGCTTCATTAAGAAACTCTTTAAGCGCACTTACCTTGCCTATGTAAACACCACTGTTCAAATACCTGTAGAGTGTTGACAAGGGAAATTGTGAGGCCATTGTCGGATCAGGCCAGCAGTTCTTCTCTGCTGCGAATATGATATCCGCACCCATGTCCTCATATCTCTCTAAGATAGTAGGCAGCGTGTCGTTTATGATAACATCATACCCATCCACAAACAGCACCACATCCCCATCATGCAAGGATTCAAGGTGATTGCGTACAAGATTAATCTTTTGACCCCCACCGTGGGATTCCATTGTGCCGCCCTTCCAAGTTACTTGGCGACCTAGATTTAAGTACGTTATCTCGTGCGCTTTTGCAGATTGCTCTAAAGCCCACATTTTACTTTGATCTGTTCCAACTGTTAGTACATGTACCTGCATTGATTCCCCCTCAATCGTGCTGGGCCTAACTTCTCTAGGTATCTGCTTTACCACCTCTGGTGTAAAGAAAAAGTTCGATTGAACTTTTAGCTTAGCGGGCACCCATTCATCTACAGGTATAATAGCATCCTTGTAGCCTTCTATCAATTTTTTGGCGGTTTCTGGTCTAATAGCGTAAGCATGACAATTATACCAATAACCAAGAGTATTAAGGCGATATCCCAACCAAACGCTATCATGCTCTTTCAATAGAGTATCTACTGCACTTGGGTCAATGCTGTCGTAAACTGCATCTTCTTCAAGGATTATGCCATTGCGATTAGAGGTGGCTATCTTTTGCCAAACCCTAAGATGGCTAACCGCGCAGCCAAACTCCGTAACTAACAGGGGTCTGTCAAGTATTGGATCACGCCACTGTGTATCCCTAACACAGCCCGTCTCCTCCTCTACGGTATTCCAGTCTTTCCCCCGTGCATCATAAGCCTGACCATGCAGAGAGATCTGATATACTATTGCGAATAAACTACACGTTCCAGTAATTCACCACAACAGAAGTAGCGCTTGTGCCTCTAGTCAAAGTATCTCCAGAAGCTAAAAAACCAAAACAATAATTAGCAGGAATATAACCGCTTTGCGCGCCTCGATCACTTCCTGTTTCTATTACATAACTGTTAGAACTACTAACCGTGGCTATACCAACATTATTTCCCAAGCCTCCGGCACCAGTTTGTTTAATAAAATAGATGGTGCCGTTAGAAGCCCCTGTAAGGATTGTAGCTGTCGTTACCGTGGCTGTTGTGGGAGGTGTAGATCCGCCAACAATACCTAGATTTGCTGCGATAAAGTTTGTTGTTGTTGTAGAATCCAGACTTGCAATGTTCTGGAGTTGCTTGCTGTCGTTAATAACAGTATCACTTGAAACTTTTATAGCCATCCTCGTGTCCTTCCACTATTAGCTTTTTGTTTCTACTTCCACCTTGGGCCTTCAAACCAAGCAACAAGGCTTTTTCTTGTGCCAGATGTAACAGGTAATACCCTATGCTGCAAATAACTTGGGAAAATTAAAACAGTTCCTTTGAGGCGCATGGACGCATCAGGCGTTTCACACTCATTAAACTCAAAGCCGCCACCCTCATATTCACTTGGATCTGAAAGCTGCACCGTAACACTTAACTTTCTGTCTCTTATTTGTTCACCATTCCAGTTTACATCAATGTGCCAGTCGTAATGACCGCCCTTTGCAGCGTGATATTCTGTATATTGTATTTCACAATAATTATCTACGTTGCAATTAAACGCATTTTCGTTTGCGGCTTTGACATATTTCCAAAGGATATCTTGAACTAAATAGTTGCCAGACAGCCAAGATACCTCGCTGGATCTTACGCTAGTGTCGGCGTTATTAAAAGTTGAAGCTGTTGTTTTTTGAAGCTTTTGAGCAGCAGAAAAAATTGTTTTTAAATCTTTGTCCTGCATACCCCCCGACCACATCTGCCAGTTCTGTCTCATTTATCACCCCCCAATGAATAAATTAGCTTGGTTTAGTAGGCCAAGTCAAATTGTGCGGAAACCCTGTCTGCTGCGGCACATTAAGTAAATCTGTTCTGTATTGCGTCCATGCTGTACGTTGAGCATCAGTAAGACTATTCCAGCGCAAAGGATTAGATGCCATTGGATCAACCTCTAAGTGCAACAAATCATCTCTTTGAATCCTAACAAACTCAGACCTCTCTGCATCTATTTCTTGTTGGGTTCTTTGTGTAAAATTAGAGCCAATTAAATACACCACGCGCCTGTTCTTCTGCCTGAGGTATGTTGAAGGCTGCTCATACATCTCCAAGTACCACTTGGGCTGGAGGAGACTGAAAAAGCATCCCCCACCTGACTGTAGTACAAGGTTCCACTATAAGTATCGCCGGGACTTACATACGCAGCGCGATACAAAAGTGCGTAAGAGCCAACTGTGTTCAGAGATGTACTTGGTGTTCCCGATGGACCTGTTGGGCCTGTTGGGCCTGTGGGGCCAGTGCCTCCTGTCGAACCAGTTGGACCCGTAGGCCCAGTGCTACCCGTCTGACCCTTTTGACCCTTTTGACCTGTCGGGCCTGTGCTTCCTGTCGGACCCTGCGACCCTGTAGGGCCTGTTGGTCCGTTTGGCCCTGTCGGTCCTGTTGGTCCTGTGCTGCCTGTTTGACCCTTCTGCCCCTTCTGCCCCTTCTGCCCAGTTGGACCCGTGCCGCCTGTCGGACCCGTTGA